AATTTCGCGGTAATCCGGAATAGATTCAACAACGTTTTTTAGATACCGGGTACGTTCTGCAAGCGTCTTCGCCTGCATATTCGCTATACCACCGACACCACCTTCTACTTTATCACCACGCGCGATCTGATAGACCTCATCTTCCCAGCGCGGCAATTCTTTTATGCTCGCCATATCATTCCTCATACTGATAATTGCCGTCATGGAAAATCAGGCCATCGTAAAAAATATCGTTGCCCGGCTTATATTGCTGCGGATAAACACTTACTTCGTCGCCAATAATTGCGGCAGCACCAAGATGCGCAATACCGCGAGAGGTAGTAGACAATGTCATCTGAGAGATGTGTCTGCTGACTGGCTTCGCGTCGCCAATAATCCGCTCCAGCTCTTTAATCATCGGCTCAGCGATGCCGATATCATTGAGGTCAATCTCAAGGCGGAAAGTCCCGGCAGGGTCGGCAACCTTCCACCACTCCTGGAGCGTCATGCTGTAGCCCAGCGTTTCAATCACCCGACGAACGGCGGCGACGGTTCCCTTGCGTTGGTGGATCCAAAACGCATCACTGACAGCCTGGCGCTTTTCCGTTTCTGACCAGGTTTCTTCCCAGCGGTCGACAGAAAACGCCCACGCCAGATAGGGCAGGAATTTCACCGGACATTTCCACGGATTCCACAAATCTCGCAGCGGTACAGATAAATCGCTGATAGAGGCGCATGCTGCGGCGGCTCGCTGTTCCAGCAGAGATGACCCGTTCGCCATCAGCGAGTTACTCATCGGAACCCCCGATCACGACGCTGGTTTCTGTGCAGTACGCGGCCTGGGTTTTATCGAGCACGACGTCGGCCAGCGGTTCGCGAAGTTCGACGCGCTGGACCCCCTGCACATGCAGCGCGGCGTAAATCGCCGACATTCGGATGTCACGACCAAGGCGGCGCTGCTCCGTGATATAGGCCGTTAACTGCGCTTTTGCGGCGGCAAGAATCGGCTCGGTCGCCGGGCCGGGGTACACATACAGCACCGCGTCGACCGCATAATTGACAATCTCGGCCGAGACGACTGTCAGGCGGTCACCCACCGGGCGCACGCTCTCATCATTCAGCGCGGTACTGACGGCCAGCAGTAAATCATCCGACGCGGTGCCGTCACCTTCTCGCGACAGCACCGCAATAGTGACCTCAGCCGGGGCCGGGCTGTTCGCCGAGGCATCCGCGACACGACCATCGGCGCTCAGGGCATGAAATTCATAGGCACCGGTTGGCCCGGCGACACTCATCCCCTCAAAAGCAGCCGGTACTCGCTGGCGTAAATCACTGTCGGACTCCATGACCGCCGCCACCGGCGGGATTTGGGTATCGTCTCCGGGGGTGATGACCAGGCGCTCAACGTTATTGTTTGCCGCGAGCTGGTCGAGGTCGTTTTTTATGGCGTAGGCCACCATGCCCGCTTTTGCCGCCTCGTTGATACGCTGGCGTAAAATCACCTCCCGATACGCGTTCTCTTCCAGATATTTCACAAGGGGATCTGACTCCAGCGTCAGCGTCCTGGCGACCGCTTCCTGCTCGTCTTCCGGGTACAGTGAAATCAGCGTCGCTTTGCGCTCGGCGAGGATGGCTTCAAAATCCAGCGTTTCCACCACATCAGGCGCGGGGAGCTGGCTCAGGTCGATAACTGCCATAGGTTCAACTCACAGGGATGGTTAAGGAAAGGCTCTCGCCGGTATCGGTGATTTGGCCGGTCACGTCGACGACCATTTGCCCGTTAAACTGCCGCGCTGTGGTGATGCTTGTCAGCCTGACGCGTGGTTCCCACTTCAGGATCGCCATGTAGCACGCCGCCATAATTTGCAGCTCAAGCGCCGGGGTCTGAGGCTGGTCAATCATCTGCGACAACAGCGAGCCGTATTCACGACGCATGACGCGGGAGCCGATGGGCGTGCGCAGAATATCCCCGATGCTCTGACTGATATGGTCAACGTCTGAAATGCTTTCACCGGTCGTGCGGTTCATGCCGAGATAACGCGCCGTCATTGGGTGCCCTCCGTCCATTCATCGCCGCGCCTGATGCCGCCGTGTCCGTGTTTATCCACCTGCACACCGTTGGAAGTGAAAGCGCCGCCGCTGTGCTCGATATCACCTGACATCTTGCCGCCTTGCTTCACCTCCAGCGTGCCGGTCGTCAGCTTGTTGGTGCAGACCACCTCCGGTGTATCGAGGGTGACGCGGGTCTCGGCTTTTACCAGCACCACCGGCACGCTGACGGCAACCGAATCGGATGCGGTCACATCGGCGGTTTTAATGCCGGTGACGGTCAGCGCGCCGGTTTCCGGCTCATAACTCATAACGGCACCGTCGGGAAATTCAACGTGCCAGGCATCAGCAGAGGCCGACGGCGCGGGGTTGTCGTCGGAATAAATACCCGGCAGCACAAAAGCGGTATCGAGCTCACCGCCCACGGCCAGAATCACCACCTGCTCACCAATGGAGGGAGCCCACCAGGTGCGCGAGCGCCCGGCCCGATGCGTCAGCCACTGGAGCCAGTCGGTATAAATGCCGCCGGTCTGCACGCGACAGCGCCCGGCGTCGAGGTCAGTTTCGACGACGATTCCGGTGCGGATCATGTTGCGTATCGCGCGGGCGAGTTCCTGGATAGATGCGAGAGTATTCATAGGAGAAAGGATGCCGCCGGGGTGTTCCGGCGGCAATCTGCGGGCGTTTTGCCCTGGCTGGCACAACGTTAATCGGCGAGGTAGTCGATAATGACGCTTTCCACAAGCTGCCGGTCATCTTCGGTAAAGCCCAGGAGCTGACGCTGTGGGTACTCGACGGCGGCGCTTTTGGGGGATGGTTTATCCTTGAGCCCGAGCTGATGCACGCGGGCGATGCGCTGCACTTTCCCGGTAAATTCCACCACCGCCGCGCTGTCGTTACCGCTCGCTTTCATATAGCGATTGGTGCGCAGCTTCGCAAACATCTCGCGCTTAATCCGGCCTTGCTTTGCCCTGACGGGCGGGCGCTTACGCGGGGCAAATGGCGAACCGTCCGGCGCTTTTTGCGATTTAATGCGCTGTTGTTGCCGCTGGCGCAGTTTCTTCGCAATATCGGCGGTCATCCGACGACGCCCGGCGGGGGAAAGGGCCGCTATCAATCCGGCGAGCTTGTCCTCAAAGGGTTTAAAGTCATTCATCCCATTTACTCACCAGTTCGCCATTACTCCACATCTCGACAGGGCTCGTCACCGGCTCCGGCGGTGGCGGCTCCGGGATGTTCTCAACATACATTGCGCCGTCGACCTCGTTGACCAGCGTGCGCTCGGTCAGCAACAGGCTGATGCTGACATCGAGGCTGCTGTCGTTATTAATGTCAGCGAACCAGGCAAATCCTTTTTTTCGCCCCTCGTCGGTTGTCATGATGTCCGGCTGATTGACCCGCAGCCAGGCCATAATCGGCACAAACAGCAGGTCAATATCGTCGGTAAAATCCGTGACCACGATGTTAAGCGTGTACCGCTTTTCAAACGACAGGGAGCGCGCCAGCGTCGCCGTATTGTTGCCATCGTCCAGGCGAAGGTGAAGCATATCGGGGTTGGTACGCAGTACCGGCACCGCATCAGTTAAGGCTTTTCGCAGACTGTTGGGCTTTTGCATCGATTTCATCCTGGCATTGTTTAACCGTATCGACCTGGATTGCGCAGCTTTTCAGGGCATTTTCGAGCTGGCGTATATCCGCACTCAGGTCGCCATTAGTCAGCGGATCGCTGCCCGGCATCGGGCAGGGGCTGACCTTCGGGCAGGCGTTGTAAACAATCACCGGCGGCGGCGTTGGTGCAGGCGGCGCGCTGGTGCAACCGGCGCACAGCATCAGGTAAATCAGCGCGATACCAGCGGCGAAACGCGTCATTTTCATTGAGTAACCTCGTGATAGTTTGTTCACGCCTGAAGGCCAGCATATTAGCGGCGGTGAGCTTGTCCCGCATGGCAACCTGCGCCAGCTCTTTACGCTGCGACTGCTCTGCGGCCACATTGAGCTGATTTTTCAGCATGGTGATCGTGGTTTTCTGCGTACCGGCGACCCGGTTCGCACGTTCAAAAGAGGCGCGCAAATTGCTGTTATCGTGTCGCATCCATAGCAGACCCGCGCAGGCCAGAGCCAGCAGGATAATGACTATTTTCATGCGGATACCCCTCCGGCCTTGCGCCACACTGCGACCAGTTTGTCGAGGCTGTGCTCGCGCTGACCATACCCCGCGCCCGGCAATGAAGCCCAGATGTTGCGACAACGGGAAATAGCGCGTTCAATGCGCCCCTGCTGCAAGTCTTCCAGCGCGCCGCGCTCACGAATCAGCTGAATGGCGAGCCTGTCCTGTGATGCCGGGCTGAAATCCGGCAAAGCGAGCTGTTTTTTGTAATGCGGCCAGAACAGATAAAGCTGCTGGTAACGCCCGGATGCCGTGGATTTTTCCCCGCGACGATTGAAGACCTTCGCCGGGCGCCCACCGGCAAAAGGGTGATCGCGATAGTCGGTAAAAATCTCCGGCTTGCCATCGATACCCGTGACGATAACGTCGTAACCGTTGTTTCGGGTCAGCGGATGAGTTGCTGTCCCTTCCGAAAACGCCAGCATGTCGAGGAATGCCGCAACGTTGGGATGTGTCTTAATGACTGCCATCGTTTTCCCCTTTTTTAATCTTGCGCTGGATAGCAAGCTCTACCGCCTGATAACCGGCGATACCCAGCATGGAGCCAAATCCGCACACGGCAGCGGGTGGCAGGTCGGGAAACTGCACCAGTGCCACCCCGGCCACCATCGAGACAAAGCCGCCCAGCAGCATGCGACCAATAAAAAGGCGTGCAGTGATGGGTTCACCACCGGCCAGCACCTTACCGACGACAATCAGCACGCCGATCACAAAGAGTGACAGGACGCTCTTTTCACCTTCCGTCATGTGTTTACTCCCACAGATTAATTGTTTCATTTACGGGGGATGACTGGACGTCTGGCAACTCGACCGCCGTGCCATATGGCAGCACTGCGCCGAGCTCGGCCAGCCCCGGATTTGCGGCGAGCACCGACTCGAAGATCCCCTCAGTGCGCCCGTAATACCGGGCGCAAATCATGTCGAGCGTGTCGCCCTGTTGCGCGATGGCCTGCATCAGATTTGGCTCACGATGCAGCGGGGTTTGTCCTGGACGCGTGATACGGCCCAGCGCATGTCCCGCCACAGCTCGTCGACAGTGGTATCGATGCTGTCGGCTTTCTTGTCACCTTTGGCGCTGGCATCCACACCGCGATAACGCTCATAGAGCGTGGCGGTCGCCATTGAGGTTACGGCGCGCAGGTAATAGAAAACGCGCACGCTTTCGCCGTCGAGATCGTCAGCCGGTACGTCTGCCAGCTTGCTAAAACCCCCGGCAATCTGCTGTTCCCGCCACAAAAACAGCTCGGCATTGGTTTCGGCGATGCCGGTTTTGATGGCCTCACACAGCCGGGCCGGGGCGACGGTCTGCTCAAGGCGCATCCCTTCACGCACACGTTTCGGGTCGATGTCAGGAAAGAAAAACGTATTTTTTATCACCGGCTCATCGCTGGCAGGCGGCGGGATGACCACCACGCCACCCGGCTGCGGCTCATCGTTCTTTTTAATAATCAGCGTCGTCATGACTACCTCTGAATAGGTGGGCGGTGGACGCCGGTCTCAGGTCGGGTAAAACACCCTCATCGACCGGCGTGCCGCCCTGGCGCGGGGCGCATTCTGTTAACCAGCGGTCTTTTTCGGTCGGCCACGTTTAGCCGGTGCCGTGGTTTTCACGGCGCGCGGCGCTCTTACCGGGGCTTTAACGACTGTTGCCGGTTTGGGCTTCAGCTCTCGCTCAAGCCGTTCAATGTCTTTTTTGACGCCTGCCTGACAATCGAGCTGCATCGCTCGATTGAGGTGGGCCAGTGCGTCGGCGGGCTGTTTGTTGTCCCGCAGCACCTGGCCGGTTATTTTGTGCAGTTTTGCGCGCACCTCATCAGGCATATCGGCGGCGGCGGTCAGCGCCAGCGTGTCGAGTAGCTGGCTGACGACGACCGGTTCACCGGCGGCATGGGCGCGCATGGCGGCGAGTGCCACCTCTTCGGTAAACATATACTGCGGCGGGCGGCGGTGTTTACCAGGCATGGTCAGACCGTACTTAAACGCGTAGCGGGCAATATCCATCGCGCCGCTGATATCGCCGACATCAAGACGCCACAGCATGACGGTCATCACGATGTCATCCTGCGCGCCTTTGCCCTGTTCCAGCACGCCACTAACCCACGGCAGATAGAACGGCAGCAGCTCGCGCTTTTTTGTGGCTTTCAGCTCTTTACCAAAGATGGCTTTTAACGTGCGTTGGTCTGCGGCCAGCTTAACCAGCATCTGCTCGTAGGCAGTGGCATGCCGCAGCGGGTTGTTTTCCCGCTGCGCGGTTTCAATGGCCGAGACCCGCATCATGTGACGCTGTGCGGGGCTCGTCATCGGTTAGCCCTCCGGTTGCGCGGCAGAGAAATCGCCCAGCTTGATATTTTCAATGAAGCACCCGGCGGCGTAGGTTTCGACCACATAATCGATGTTCATCGATTCGTAGTTTTCCACCTGGTCGAGTTTCGGGTTTTCGATGATGGAGCGGCGGTGACTTTCATCCATGAAATAGATGGACAGGTTATCGAGACGCGTCACCATAATCGCGTTCGCCGGGAAGTACGGCACACGGACGGCTGGCAGGTTGCCGATGCGTTTCTGGCTGATGATGATGTCAGCCGCGAGCGCTTCGCTGTTGGGCTGGTCTTTGTTGACGATCGGGAAATATTTGTCGGCCAGCAGCTTACGGCCCACAATCGCGACGAGCTCTGAATCTTCCTGATAAATCTCGTCAATCAGGTTGTCGGTGGCATCCATGACCAGCGCATCGAGGTTAACGTAATCGCCGTTTTTACCCACACGGATCACGGCGGAAACGACGTTCCCTTCCTCGTCGACAATTTTGCTCATCACGCGGGTCGGCGCTTCATTACGGTATTTCTGCAGCCAGCCGACGGCGACGTCCTGCAACATCGGATGAGTGGCGCGGTCAGAGGTTTCGGCGCGCTCAACGCCGTTGAACCCGGCCATGATGAAATCGAGCGCCTGCCGCTGGATGATGGCATCTCGAATACGGCGCTGGAAGTCCTGGAAGCGCGCCCACAAATCCAGCTTTTTATATTTGAAGTGAAAGTCGAAGTTGACCTGATCGCATTCGTACTTGTTGGACTCCAGCGCGGTAAAGTCGGCGGTTTTACGCTCCTTGCCGCTGTTGGTGTCCGTTGTACTGGCGATGGTGCCATTGACGCCGACGCCAATTTTTTCACCCTTCAGCTCATCCACCGGCACGATATTAATTTTCTGCAAAAAGGCCGAGGACATCTGCACGGTGTTCATCATGGTTTGCGTGACGGACGGTTCGACGGAGAATTTTTTACTCACGTCGTCCGGGTCGATGCCGTTCAGCTCCGCAACGCGGGACATGTAGGCATTGAATTTAAAACGGGTTTCCTGACGCATAGTCTTTCCTGTTTGGTTAAATCGGATTGTCTGACTGGGCAAGCCTGTCGCCCGGCGATAAATTCATGACCGTTTAGCAGTCGGTCAGCAGCTCATCGCCACCGCCACCGGTGGAGAGCTTGCGGCGTGGCTGCGCGGTGCTTTCGGTTTTATCCAGCGACGTTTTTAACTTGCTGAATGCCTGGCTGGTCTGGTCGGCCTTCGTGGTGACGTCCTGTTTCAGCGTCGCAAAGGCATTTTCCAGCGTGGCAAGACGCTGCTCAGTGGCGGTTAGGTTTTCCTGCACATGTTCACTGACGGTAGTCACGGCTTCATGCACATCCTGAAAACGGGCGTCATCGCTGGCCTGTTTGCGGCTGAAGATCGCTTTCACTTTGTCGCTCAGGGCGGTAAAAACATTTTCCGCCTGGTCTTCAAACTCCAGCTCGGCGAGGGTGGCGACGGAAATCAGGTTGCCCGGCTCGGCTTTGAAGCGGTTGAGGGGGTTAAATTTGGCACCCCGGCAAAATTCGAGGTATTCGGTGCCGAGGCTGGCCGGGTCATCGGTCACGGCGAGGCCGACCAGGTAGCATTTACCGCTATTGGCGAAATTCGGCTGAATTTCCATTGAGGTGTAGACCTTCTGCAATTTTTTATTCATTGCGATCAGGTCATCGGTCGGGGTGATTTTGGCGAACAGCGCCAGCTTGCCTTTCAGTACCGAATCGTCGTCAATCATTTCAGACTTCAGCTCAACCACATCGCCGTAACGGCTGAACGGGCCATCCGGCAGGATGCCTTTCAGGTGTTCGAGGTTAATGCGGCAACCATAGACGCGGGGGTCAAAGGTCTCTGCCATTTCCTGAATATCCGTCGCGCTGATAACGCGGCCGTCACAGGTATCGCCTTCGACGCCGATGCGAAACCATTTTGAAACTTTTTTTGCCATTGTCAGGAGTCCTGATATCGGGTTAACGGGTCGGGGTTAGTTTCCCGACGTCGCCGCCCACCCGCTATCAATCCCGGATGGCTTATCCCTCACACAACAGCACCTTAGCGATTCGCATCACCCGTTTCTTTAGCCTTGCCCTGTATCAATCACGGCGAGGCATCCATGACCATCACCACCGACACCACTTTATTAAACGACCCGCGACGCCAGGCGGCTTTACTGTACTGGCAGGGGTTTTCCGTGCCGCAGATTGCCGAAATGTTGCAGACCAAACGCCCGACGGTGCAGAGCTGGAAACAGCGCGACCAGTGGGAGGAAACCGCACCGCTGAACCGGGTCGAAAGCACCCTGGAGGCCCGGCTGATTCAGCTCTACGCAAAGCCCAACCTGACACCCCACGATTTCAAGGTGGCGGATTTTCTGGCCCGACAGATGGAGCGCTTTGCGCGCATTAATCGCTATGGTCAGACCGGAAACGAGGTTGACCTTAATCCCAACGTGGCCAACCGCAACAAAGGCGACCGCAAAAAGCCGACAAAGAACTTTTTCAGCGACGAGGCTATCGAGAAACTGGAAGAGATTTTTTTCGCGGAGTCTTTCGAGTATCAGCTCCGCTGGCACCGCGCCGGGCTTGAGCACCGCATTCGCGACATTCTGAAATCGCGCCAGATTGGGGCGACGTTCTACTTTTCCCGCGAGGCGCTGCTGCATGCGCTGAAAACCGGCCATAACCAGATTTTCCTGTCAGCGAGTAAGACGCAGGCGTATGTATTCCGCGAGTACATCATTCAGTTTGCCCGCCGGGTCGATGTCGACCTGACCGGCGACCCGATTGTCATAGGCAACAACGGCGCAAAGCTGATTTTTCTCGGCACCAACTCAAACACCGCGCAGAGCCACAACGGCGACCTGTATGTCGACGAAATTTTCTGGATCCCCAACTTCCAGAAACTACGCAAAGTGTCGTCAGGCATGGCCTCACAAAGCCACCTGCGCAGCACCTACTTTTCGACACCTTCCACCCTGGCACACGGCGCTTACCCGTTCTGGTCGGGGGAATTATTCAACCGGGGCCGCGCCAGCGCCAGCGAGCGGGTTGATATCGATATCAGTCATGACGCGCTCGCCGCTGGCGTGGCGTGTCCTGACGGTCAGTGGCGGCAGATTGTCACCATTGAGGATGCGCTCGCCGGGGGCTGTACGCTGTTCAATCTGGAGCAACTCAAGCGCGAAAACAGCGTCGACGACTTCCGCAATCTGTTTATGTGCGAGTTCGTTGACGACAAGGCGTCGGTGTTCCCGTTCGAGGATTTGCAACGCTGCATGGTCGACAGTCTGGAAGAGTGGGAAGACTTTGCGCCGTTCGCCGACAACCCGTTCGGCTCCCGCCCGGTCTGGGTGGGATACGACCCTTCGCACAGCGGCGACAGCGCCGGGTGTGTGGTGCTCGCACCGCCGGTTGTCGCCGGGGGCAAATTTCGCATTCTGGAGCGCCATCAGTGGAAAGGCATGGACTTCGCGACTCAGGCCGAATCCATCCGCCAGCTCACCGAAAAATACAACGTCGAGTACATCGGTATCGATGCGACCGGCCTCGGTATTGGCGTCTTCCAGCTGGTTCGCTCGTTTTATCCCGCCGCCCGCGATATCCGCTACACGCCGGAAATGAAAACCGCAATGGTGCTGAAAGCAAAAGACGTTATCCGCCGCGGCTGTCTCGAATATGACGTCAGCGCCACCGACATCACCACCTCGTTTATGGCAATCCGTAAGACCATGACCAGCAGCGGGCGCAGCGCCACCTATGAGGCCAGCCGCACCGAGGAAGCCAGTCACGCGGACGTCGCCTGGGCGACCATGCACGCGCTGTTAAACGAACCACTTACCGCTGGCAGCGGCCAGGTAACATCATCCATTCTGGAGTTCAACTGATGAGTAAATACAAAGGCCGCAAGCCACAGCCACAAAAGCGCCCGCGCAACATGAAAAACAGCGCGCCCCAAAAAATGGAGGCGTTTACCTTTGGTGAACCGAGCGCCGTGCTCGACCGCCGCGATATTCTGGATTACGTGGAATGCGTCAATAATGGCCGCTGGTTCGAACCGCCGGTCAGCTTTAACGGACTGGCGAAAAGCCTGCGCGCCGCCGTTCATCACAGCTCGCCGATTTACGTTAAGCGCAACATTCTGGCCTCAACGTTTATTCCGCACCCGCTACTATCACAACAGGACTTCAGCCGCTTCGCGCTTGATTTTCTGGTGTTTGGCAACGCGTTTTTAGAGCTCCGAAAGAGTGTCACCGGTCGCCCGCTGAAGCTGGAAGCGTCACCGGCTAAATACACGCGGCGTGGTATTGAAGATGATATCTATTGGTGGGTGCCGTCATTTGACCAGCCGCACCCGTTCGCACCGGGATCCGTATTCCACCTGCTGGAGCCAGACATCAATCAGGAGCTGTACGGCATGCCGGAATATCTCAGCGCGCTCAATTCCGCCTGGCTGAATGAGGCCGCAACGCTTTTCCGGCGCAAGTATTACCAGAACGGGGCCCATGCTGGTTACATCATGTATGTGACGGACGCCGCGCAAAGCGGTACCGATGTTGAGGCGTTGCGCGATGCGATGCGCAGTTCGAAGGGGCTCGGCAACTTCAAAAATCTGTTTTTCTACGCACCGCACGGAAAACCGGACGGCATAAAAATTGTGCCGCTTAGTGAGGTGGCAACGAAAGACGATTTCTTCAATATCAAAAAAGTCAGCGCCGCCGACCTGCTCGACGCTCACCGCATCCCGTTCCAGCTGATGGGCGGCAAGCCGGAAAACGTCGGTTCGCTCGGCGATATCGAGAAGGTGGCAAAGGTGTTTGTCCGTAACGAGCTCATCCCGTTACAGGACCGGATGCGCGAGGTCAACGCGTGGGCCGGTCAGGAGGTGATCCGGTTCAAAAGTTACAACCTTGACACCGAAAGTGACTGATTTCCGCCGCCTCATGGCGGCTTTTTCTTACCCTCACGCCTGACCGCCTCAGAAGCTCGCCACGCCCTCAAACACCCCCTCACCACCCACCGACACCCTAGCGAACCCGCGCGGCACAGCGACGCGCTCAGGCTGCGAAAATAAATGCGAAAATGCACGCTGGCGCGCAGTGCTTTCCCCGCCTCGCCTGCCCGCTTTATGGGGCGGTTTTAATGCAGTTGCATGACCACTCTGGATCCGCGCCAGCTCTAGTGGCGCACGGCCTGAACGGGCAACCCCGGCACATGCAAAACCATGCACCTGTTGCATGCACAGCTAAAAAATAGGGGGATTTCGAAAAAATGGCATAAAAAACCGGCATTCAGGGTGCCGGTTTTTGCCTGTTTTTTGTCGCGATTCCTGGCCGAGCAATGCGCCAATAATACTGTTGAGGCAGCAACTGGCAACAGTCAGCTGAAAAATCGTCGTCCACGGATTTTCATAAATCATAGATAACATATTGATATAGATCCTTTTATTTTTTCATTCTAATGTGATGTAGTAGGTCTTTAATGACCGGACCGAGCTCTGCGCAGCTTGCCTGTTCGACCAGCTTATCGGTATCAGAGCAGTGAAAGAAGGGAGGCCGGGAGTTATTGCTGGCGCAGTGACAAATCTGCTGCGCTATCGGCATTAATCTAGCAACAACAGCATACATACAAGCAATTGTTTTTATTAAAAAACACAAATTGATGGAGGTATGTACCGCAAACTGATAGCTCATCGCATCAGTTTGATTATCAATAAAATTAGTCAGAATTCTCTTGATTAAAGCTACACACATCAGAACCTTATATAGCAGTAAAAAAAGCATAAGGACACAAAATGGGATACGAAGTTGATTTTTTAGCCGTTGGAGAAAAAAAAAGTGGAGATGCGATATGCATTAGATGGGGCAATCTTCACGGAGCAAGGCACGAGCAAAAAGTTGTTGTGATTGACGCTGGGTATGCTAGTACAGGTGCTCAGATTATTGAACATCTAGAAAATTATTACCATACCAATATTATTGATCTGCTTATATCCACACATCCAGATGGTGATCATGTAGGCGGTTTATCACATGTCATTGAAAATGCAGAAGTAAAAGAGTTCTGGATTCACAAACCA